GAGCTACACAAAGGCAATCTGCGGCAACTTCATCGAGCCGCAACGGTGCAGTGTTAAGCGGTGGACACCATACGGGCCTGATAACAAAGGATGGTATTTCACGCAAGACTTTATGCAGCTTGCCAGCAAGTGGAAACCGCTTGCCCTAAACTCTACTTATAACGCAGGCGGTGAAGTGTTGTCGCAATATTACCTGGTTGCCGAGAGCGAGCTAACGCAGGTAGGAAACGGTGTTGTGCAATGGCATAGGACTTATGCACCGATATTCCCGGATCAAATCGAGTACGAGGGTTACGCGGTTCAATACCCATCGGCCAACTTTTCGCAAAAGATTCCATTGCGGGGGTACAACCGCATCGACCAATTCCCAACAGAGTTGCGTGTGAAGTATTTTCTTGTAGGGGTATCCCTGCGAGACGTAACCCCAAAGACACTCATAACGGACCCGGATCACATTCCGCTTTTGGCTCCGGTTCCTATTGTTAACGGCTCTGGGGCCACAACCTACGATCTTAATAATTCAGTTCATCACGAGGTTCAAAACCCTGAGCTTGTTCCTGATTGTGTGGTTGAAACTACCAGCGCGAATTGGGGAACGTTGCGCACGTCAGGCTCTGGATATTCGATTGTTCAAGAGGATTACGAAGCCTTCATTCTTGCTGGCAAAAAAATCGTGATTCAATCCAGCGTTTTGCGCCGTGTTTTTGGTAATCTTTTTAGCCGCACTACCCGCTATGCGCTTGCGAGATAAACGAATCAGGCCGCTAAATTACTTTAGTGGAGCGCGCGGAGCTATAGCGATGATTACGGTCGGGTTTATCAATCGAGTGGCGTCAATATTGAACGCTGTGATTGGTGTGCGTGGAACCGGCGGGATCAGGGTAATATGGTCAGATGGCGGACTTGTAATTGACGGCAGTGACATCTCTGGGATTCCGTCAACAGAATCCGGCAGGCATTGGCTCATCGTGTGCCGCACTGATTCAGACGGCCAGATGCGGCGCTACGCGACGGCTGTAGCGTGCTCAAAGCTCTACCCAGTAACCGCGCTCGGCAATGGCCGATACACCGTGACAACCGCCGGAGGCCCGGAAGAAATCGAGCCTTACAGCGACACCCAGCTACCATCATGAGCGACGGCCTTGGCGAATGCGGTTGCTGTGAAGGCCCACTTCAACAGCGATGGGCAATGGCGCTTCACCAGTGGTGGGGCGACCAAGTGCGCGGTGCTCCTAACTCAACGGTGCATTATCTTCGGCGCATTTTTACATATACCTATCACGTAGAATTCGGACGCCGCAACGGCGCTGTGATTTCTTCATGGGACTGGACCGAGCGCGGACAGATCGATCAAAACAAATGGACCGGGGAAAACACGGTCACGGAATTCGCGTTTGTTAGTGGAACGAAAGCGCCGTCTTACTTGCTTTCGACGGTGCGCTATGCGGACACATCGCCCACGGTTTTTAATCCTTCGTTCGATTATCCTCCCTCAAATTTCTCGGCGTCAACTGGGACGGTTGCTAACAACTGGTACACCCTTCAAGCGTGGTGGAGGGTCGTTCCAAACATCGACTGCTTTTGGTTCGCTGGAGGGCCTTACGGTCCATTCCCTGGTGACTACCGACAACTGGGGCTTGACACCATTTCCGACCCGCAATTTGCTGAACTTGGTTTGAGTGTCGAAAACATTGGTGAATATTACTGGTCGATAACACTGAAGACAGAGCTTAAGTATGACATCACACAGTACGTAGGAAAACAGGAATTCCTAGATAACTTTGCTGCGCTTAAAGCTCGCGTGACGTTTGCGGATATCAAGGCTAAGACCGAAAATCAGCCAACCGGATACCATTTTTACTACAGCGCTTTTTTCTATGACAATACCGGGAATATTGTAGAGAGAAACTATTACAATCATTCGGAATTCAACCCGGATTTTTATTGGGCCGGAGCTAATGTTCCATCTTCAAAGTATGCCGAAAAAGTTGGCGAAGGATCATTGTCAAGTTTGATGGATAATATCCCTGGCGCGCTTTCAGGTTCTGGTGTTGGTGGCGGAACGTTGCATGATTTTTATTCTGCAATTGATTGCTTGCTAGATGTTGGCGGTCCTATGGTGTCACTTTCGCCAAGGCGCGACGGGACGGAAGGATTTATAGATTTTCATTCATTCTTTGGAGGGATTTACGTGATATCAATCTATCCAATTCCTTCAACCGTTGCGAGCTTTTGCCTTTCTCGATACGCATCAAAACCGGACGCAAAAACGAACAACGCGAACGCTGACCAAAACGGCAGTAAAAGAAACGGGGCTTTAAATGTCGATGAGATCGAAATTATTGAAAGCCACATAACATTCCCAAACCCAGGGGCATCGAACATTGAGAACCAATGCTCCGGCGGGTGGACTCACGAAATACTAACGCAAGGCGCGTGTGAATAGCTCTGAGATCAAAGGCCCAACCGTTGCGGAGATGGCCGCCGGGGTGGGAAAGGCTTTCTCGCTATGGGTGCGCGACGGCTGCGCGACGTTAGGCCAAGGCGAGATCGATGCGCGCCGGGCGGTGTGCGAGTCTCACCCGGAGTGTTGGAACCGTGGCGGGCTTGGTGTGATGCGCTGCCAGGCTTGCGGATGTACCTCCCTAAAGTTCGCGCTACCTGCCAGCCGTTGCCCTCGCGGCCTGTGGTAAGTCTTGACTCGCGGCCATTATCAGGATGCCGCAAACCATCTACTTTGATACGCTTGCACAGTCGCCGACCGCTTCCATCGTGGACGCATCTGGTGGCCAGCAATCCGCGTCTGTTTCATTCGTTAACGGGGACACTCGGGCGATCCGCTTTTACGCACTGGCAGGTACGGCAGCAAGCACTGATTACACGCCAACCACGCACAATTTGGTTGTCACCGTTGGCCAGCCTGGCAGTTCTTCCACCGCAGTTTCGTACTTTACGGCCACCGCATCAACCGGCTCTGGTGATTACTGGGATGTTACTTTGCTAGCCTCGCACGTTGATTTAACAGCTCTCATCGCAGACGGAAAGCAGCATGACGTAACAATGGAGGTTAAGCTTGTTGCGCGAACAGGCGGCGCTGAATTCACGCCGGTTCTCAAGACTGTCCAGATATTCCCAGGCCTCCCGTGAACCTGTACATCTACGCCGATCCAGAAAGCCCGGCGGCGTCATTGTATAGCGACGTTGGCGCTACTTCTCCGCTTCAATTCCCAGAGCTTGTTGTTGGGGATACTGTCTCGCTAAACGTCTATCTAATCGACGGCACGGGCGGCTACGATGACCGCAGTGGTGGGGCTGGCTACATTGTGGCCGTCTCGCTTGGAGACCCAACACAAACGATTTCTGGAGGAACCTTCGCGCTTACTCACTCAACAAACTCAACTGGACAACTTGCATGGAATATAACTGCGGATTCGTTGCAGACCGCACTGAACGCGCTCCCAAGCGTAACAGCGGCTGGTGGGCTAACTGTCTCTGGCGTCGGTGGGCTTTTTCTGGTGACATGGACCACAACGGGCACAAAAACCGAATTCGGCGCAAGCGGAGATTCGCTTATTCCGTTTGGCGCGGTTGAGATTTCAACGACAAATGACGGCACTGCTGGACACAAGACACAGATTATCCAGTTGATGCCCGCCAGCCTGTGTACTCAATCAACATTCGCGCAGATAACCAAAGGATGGGCAGGACAGATTAGCACCAATACACTCCCCGCAATTCAAGACATTGCTGGAGCTGCATTCAAAAACAAGCTGATTCAAATCTCAATAATCGGCTCCGGTGGCGCGGTGATGACCCAATTGCAAATGCCGGTTGTGTTGCGCAACAGGATAAGCGGTTCGTCTTCTTCACCGTTCCACGCGCCCGAGGTTTCTTTCACGGAGCTTGACCCGGTTTTCTCTGCTAGCGAGGCTGCTAGTTTCGTGTCTGGCGACAAAGCAAAACTAGATTCGGTCTATTCGTGGGGCAACCACTCGATTGCTGGATATGCAACACGGTCTTACGTGCAATGTAATTTCCTGCCGCTGTCCGGTGGCACGCTCACCGGTCCGCTTGGGATTGGGGGATTTCCTACTCCGTGCGCTGCTCTTACGGTGGACTCCACAACTCGCGGCGTGTTGTTCCCTCGCATGACTCAGGCGCAGCGAGACACGATTGTTGAACCGCTCCCAGGACTTTTGATTTGGCAGACGAATAACTCTGAGGGGTTCCGATACTTCACGGGGAGTGCGTGGATTCCTCTAGCGCAAGCTTCGGTTGGAACATTCGTCTGCATAGAGAACGGATTGACATACGGAATCAAGGTGATGATAGCAGGCGGTGACGACAATAAACCATACATCGAACCATATTTAATAGGATGAAAACACTTCTTGCATTAATGCTTACATGCTTATGCGCTAGCGCCGCAATCCCGGTAATGGTTGATACAAACGGAACGCCTTACAACCTCGGTAGCACTAACGCATGGCGTACAGAGCTAGGATTCCTTCTCGCTCCAACCAACTCCCCAAGCACAAACCTAACATCAACCATCGGCTGGGACTTTGTTAATGAAAGGCCTATATGGGTCTACAACACGGTGGGAACCAATGGCAGCAATACCACGATCTACGCAACCTACCCGATTACAGCCAACGCAGGCACCAACGGCATCACGCTTTCAATCGCTCCCGTGTGGATCACGCAAGCCCAGGCCGACGCGCTCTATGCGGCATTGTTGCACACGCACGCCACGAACCAAATTACCGGGCTAACGAACATCCTTGCAGCCATCGCGGCTAGCGTTGAAACCAGAGAGCCAGTGATTACCGCAGGCCCGGCGACTAACGTTTTGTTCGCAGACAAAAGCAATGGCCCGCAGCAGTGGACAAACATCGCAAGCAGGCCCATCGCATTCCCTCCATCTACCCACTCGCACAGCGAGAGCGATGTGACAAGCTTGACTACTGATTTAGCCAACAGGCACACGCTCGGAAGCACGGTTACGAACTCGCTCAAGACCTCCGGGAGACCGCTGGCGTGGGATGACTTCGCGACGTTGTGGGGAAAGATCGCGTGGGTTAATGACGCGGGATCGCTCGACGTGGGGCTTGGATTGAGATTTTTTGGGGCTAATTCACTGACGCAGTGGGCCACACTAACGGCGGACGCATTGGGTAACCTATACGCTTCAACGCATTTGATTTGGAACGATTCAAATCTTCAGTTTGGTAGCGCGTCAACAAATATGATGCGCGGAAATACCGCGTTTGCAACCAACCAGATCGTAGGGTTTCCTGGATTCAGCGATTCAATGGCCACTGCGCTGGCCGGTAAATCATCCACGTCACACACTCACGACTGGACGACAATTACTGGCAAGCCAACGGCGTTCCAACCCATTGCGCACACTCACGCTGAAAGCGACATTACCGGGCTTGTTGCGGACCTGGCCGGAAAACACAGCCTCGGAAGCACTGTAACCAACTCTCTGGCCCTACAAAACATGTGGCCAACCGTGGCGGCCAACGCGTCTTCCATTGTTGCTAGAGATGCTAACGGCTCCGGCTACCTCAATGGGCTGTATATCCCCGGAGATAATTCATACTCCAGCGGCACCCCTGCCAAGTTTCTTGTAAAGCTCACCGGCGGGGCTTCGTCAACGTTCGTTTTTGAAGCCACACCAGCGCAAACAAAAGCCTCGCTTGCAATTACCACGAATGATTTGCCAGGACTAAACACGCGGCTTGATAATCTGTGGACCGGCATAGGAGGGCGCGAGCCGTCGCTCGGGGTGCCTTCGCTCGACGGTAGGATACTATCAAGCAGCATGGCTGGTGTGCGCTCCTGGATTGCCCCGCCTGCCGGGTTCCCTGGATTCGGTGGGACCGGATCGGGAACCCTTGCTTCGCGTTATGACCATACCCATTCGGACATGCTCATTGGGAGTGGTACTGCTGGTAGAATTCCAATGTTTTCAAGCTCAAACTCATTCACAAACTCAAACTTTTACGACAACGGCGGGGGTGCTGATGGTGGGTTTAATGGCAACGGATTTTATGTAAACGTACTAGTTGCAGGATCATCAACAGCAACGAGAATAACCGGATCAACATGGCTAAAGACGCCAACGTTATATCTCACCTGCACAAACGGTCTACAATACCCATTGCGCGTTGTGTTGCTTGGCGGCACACCAACACTGTCTTTGGGTCCAGCAGAAAGCCCTCCTTAAATTAGACTCGCCCGCTTTGGCATGAAGAGAATCTTCGTGCTATTGCTTTTTTGCGCCGTCACGTTATCAGCCCGAGCCCAGTACGGCATCACCATGCAAGGCGGGCTTTACGACCAGCGCATTTGGTCCCCCACTAACTCGCGCGCCGTGCGCGTTGATCCGTATGGTGGAATGTATACCGCCGCCGATCCTACGGTGTGGTACACCTACACCATTCCCGCGCAGGCCGTGACTAACGACGCACCTTTTTATGGCCTGTTGTCCTGCACGAATATAAGCGACGGTGTGCGCTGCCCGGAGTTGATTTCTCTGCAAATCGTCGGCACCAACGGGCCGATTGATTTTTCCTGGCAACCGTTTTACCTGCCTCCGACCAATGGCACCTACACCGCTGGTACTCAGATCACCAACTGGGGCAGCGACGATGCCTACCTGTTGCCCGCATTCAATAACGCGATGGCGACGAACACCTACGGTTTCAGTTGGCGCACCAACGGCGGGCGGGTGATTCTCGATGCTCAACCGCTCCAGCATTACGTGCCTTTTAGCGGGACGAATTTGCAATTTCTACTCATCAGCAAAGGCACTTACACGAACGCTTTCACGTTGAAACTAGGTTTCAAAAAGTAGCATGAAACGCTTTTTAATAACACTGTCAATGTTGCTCGCGTGGTGCGTGTGCGAAGCGGGTGACGTGCGACTTGTTGGGCCTGGGAGCCACAGCTTGCAGCGGCGGAGGATTGCGTTATTAACTCAATCGACTGGTCAATCGACCAATATACCATTTCCTTTTTTGGTTGTGACAAACGCTACCGATAGAATAGGGATGTCGATAAAAGGTACTGGCACACTTGCGATTGTTTGGGGTGATGGAACCACGAGCAGTGTAGCCTTGTCCGCATCGAGTTACAACCTGAGTAATATATACGCTTCTTCTGCGGTTCGAACAATATCAATGACAGGCTGGGTTACGTCAATTAATTCGTATGGTTCGGTGGCGATTGGGGGGGCCGCATCGAGCGCATTTGGAGGTGACATATCGACGATGCACTCGCTCACAAACGTCGATATAGAGGGATCAAACCATGTAGGGGGAGACATCAGCAAGTTATGGCGGCTTGTTGGTGCGCAAATTACAGGGGCAAATGCAGTGTATGGCGATGTGTCGGGCCTTACTAATCTAGGACTCGCTTACTTTGAGGGAAACAACACTATCACCGGAACCCTTCCTTATAGCGTAACCAAGGCCTATTTACGCGGTTCAAACGGAATCACCGGTTTGGCAAGATGGGCCACAAACTCTGCATCTGCATACTATCTCTCGCACAGTCATACAGCACTGAACCAATCAGAGGTGGATGGTGTGCTGTTTGGTTTTAACGCGAATTCAAACACCGCAAAAGCGTCCTCCGCTGAGCGGATGATTAGCCTGAATGCGTCGAGCGATGCGTCCCCATCTACTGCTGGTAGCAATGTTGCGGCTGCGCTGCGGCTTACCGTTTCAGCTCCAGGATCACTCACTTGGACGGTAAACACGAAATGACAACTATAATAACGCTATTGTTCCTATTAATATCGCCGTTCGTGCACGGTTCGAACTGGTATGTATCAACCATTGGTAGCGATACTAATAACGGATCATCAAGCAACACGCCTTTTGCCACGATACAAAAGGGTGCGCGCTCGGCTTCTCCGGGTGACACCGTCCTGGTATTTCCGGGGATATACGACGAATACGCAAGCATCACAAACCAAGGTGTGCGCGTTAAGGCTCTTGGAGCGGTAACGAACCGAAGCACTTTTCTGATCAAGGCACCTTCCGTGACGCTAGACGGGTTTCAACTCACAATAGATGGATCGTATGTAAACCGGGCTGGGATTTGGCTTTGGTACAATAGCGCATCAAATTGTTCAATCATTAATAATTACATTCACGATACGGCGATAGGATATGGCATTTACTGTGAATCGACATCGTCACTGAACGATCCCACAAATGTCCCTAGATCATGTATTATCAGCAATAATATCATCAGCAACGTAGCTTATGGATCGATGATGACAATAGCTGGAGATAATCACTTAATTATAAGCAATCGGTTCATCGATTCAAACAGTCACGATGGGATTGATATGTTTGGCGTGTCTAACGTAGTTCGAGGAAACTATTTCCGCAACATCAGTCAAAAAGATGGAGTAGGTGATCACCCGGATGTAATCCAGACGTGGGGTTTTAACGGGCTTCCAGCCAAGTACATTATATTCGAAAATAACTGGATGCAGGACTGCAATTGCCAAATATGTCAGATGGAGCAAAATCTAAACACGAATGTGACCGATTGGGTTTTTAGAAACAATGTCTATATTCGCCAAGGTTTGCAAGCGAGCATCGATGTTCCTGGAGTTGTCTTTTATAATAATCTTTTCTATCAATGCGTTACTAATAACCACGTGTTGATATATGCGTTCTATCCTGACGGCACAAACGCCTCCGTCAATCGCGGTTCCGCATATCGTGGATCGGTCAAAAATAACGTGTTTTTGGGCTGTGGACCAAGCAAATATTCAGGATGGTATATTCAATCGGCTGCCAGCGGTTACACACCCAGCCCCGCAATGGACCTGCTGGACAACAGCGACTATAATTATGTAGGTAATATTGACGGGACCGCGAAAGCGACCGGAGCACGTTCTGACTATGTCTTTTCAGAAACTAATGGGATAAACGGCGGAAATGTATTTTTCGCTGACGCAAGCAGTCTAGATTTCCACCTGGTGTCTAATAGTGTCCTTATTAATAAGGGGGTTGCGCTGTCCGGGTCCACTAATGATATAGAAGGGAATAAAAGGCCGTCGGGGGCCGCGTGGGAAATCGGCCCATATGAATACCTGGGCAATCCATCCATCACCATAACGTCACCCACCAACAACGCGCTCTACTCCACGGGTGCGGTCTCGTTCGCGGCCAGCGTGACGGATGGAAGCGGCAGCGTGACTAACGTGACGTGGTACACTAACGGCGTTTCGGCTGGCAGCGCAACCAACCTTTCGCTCGCGTTAGTCGGCTACAGCACCAACACCGTCTATGCTGCAGCCTCGGCCAACGATGGCAAGACCGGCTACAGCCTGACAAACACGTTCGTCATTTATCCCCCGCTGGAAGTCCCAACCAACTTTATTTGCCGATGAAAACAAGTGCATTAATTCTTGCCTCGCTGCTAACCGTAACGGCTTTCGCGGGCGTCCGGCGGATTGAATGGGTTGGAGCACCAGACACGCGGCTGGACGTGGTTAAAGCTCCTACAGGCAGCTTTGCAGACGTAAGCAACAGCGTCACGCGTCTAATGCCTGGCGGTGTCGTGCTTGTGCCTCCTGGTGTCACCAATTGGGCCGGGCCTATCACGGTAAGCAATCGTGCCACGTTCCGCTGGGCTAGCGGATCGCTAACAGTCTCGACTGGCTCACTTCAATGGACCGGCACAAACATGCTTCCCTGCAGTGGATCGGCTGTTGTCACGTCAACCAACCAAATGGCTTGCACGTGGTCTGCTGCGAGTGATAGCCGTGTGACTAGCTATGTGCTGCGCTACGGGCTTGCTGGCGCGTCTGTTGCTTCGGCAACGGTTACTGGGACAAATACGACGATAACCAACCTCTCGGCGGGAACTTACTCGGCTTGGTTGACGGCGCGTGATGTGTACGGGAATGAAAGCTCGCCGAGTGCAACCAATCTTTTCACCGTATCTCAATAATATGATTCGCACAGCCTGGGAATGGATAACGACCCCCGGACTTATCAAGTCCCCTTCGATTTTCATTGGTGGGATTTGGTTATCAGTCGAGCCAATGAAAGCCGTGTTTGGACTCATTGGGGCTTTTGGCACGATGTGCATTGTGCTTATTCACCTTTACAAGTCGATTCGCGACATCAAAAAATAATGGACAAAGATTTAGCGCAATCGTTCATCCGCAAGGCTCTAACCGCTGGGGCTGGCTATCTGGTTGCTCGCGGAATGCTACCACAAAACACGGTTACGGATACGGCGCTTAACGAGATATCCGCGCTAATCGTGTTTCTGATATCAGCTTATTGGAGTAAGCGGCATCAAACGAAAATGAAAGGAAAACTCAATGAAAAAACTAAGTCTTAATATCGGTTTGGCTGTTATGGTGGCGTGTGTTCTGGCTGGTTGCGTGTCCTACACTCGCACCGCGCCGGACGGCACAAAGGTTGCGGCGCGCAGTTTCTTTATGCGCGTTGGAAGCCTTGACTCTTCAGAGACTGATACCAATGGGGTCAAGCGAACACTAGCCGTCAAAGAGCTAACCGGGGATGCTGCGATGGCCGCAGCAGTGGCCGAGGCTGCCGCAAAAGGTGTTGCTGAAGGTATCAAATGAAGCCCACGCAAAAGCCTTGGGAACACCCAATAAAGCGCAAGCGCGAAGCGTATATTGCGGCCATTACCACCGCAACTCCAGGCGAGAAAGACGCGGCTAGACTGGCTTTTATAGCAGGATCGCAAGCAGGCATCAAGTGGCGCGAAGGAAAACTTAAGCTATGATTTATCAACTCGGCTGCATTCCAGACGAAAAAGACGAGCGGGATTTCCTGTTCGCCGCACACCCACTTTGCAAGCTAGAAGGATTGCCGGAAGCTGTTGACATGCGACCGATGATGCCACCGGTTTACAACCAGGGTCAAACAAGTTCATGCACTGGACACGCTAGCGCGGGGTATGTGCATTACATCGACCGAATCAACTTTGTTTTCGATGATCCTCCGTCAAGGTTATATCCGTATTACAAAGCCCGCGAAATTGTAGGAGACGAAAAACAAGACTGTGGTGCTCAAATCCGCAATATTGTCAAGGCTATTGCAGATAGTGGAATTCCGCACGAAAATCTCTGGCCGTTCGCGCCGGAGAACGTTACGCGCGATCCTGGTTTTGCTGCCGACGCAGATGCGATGCTTCACCAGGCAACCGCATACCATCGCGTAAATTGTCAGTCACCTGATGAGGTTAAAGCCGCATTGGCTAGTGGTTCACCCGTAATTCTTGGAATCCCATGCTTTGCGAGCGGTATAATGGGTGAAGACGCTTCAAAATTCGGATTAGTGCGGATGCCTTACCCGGGTGAAAAAAATCTAGGAGGACACGCAATATTGCTTTGCGGATACGATAGCAAGCGGTTTATTTTCCGCAATTCGTGGGGTGCCCGGTGGGGAGCTAAAGGGTACGGCTACTTGCCAATTGACTACGTGACACAGTATGGGCATGATGCGTGGGTTATTGATTACATGGAGCCGCCGCAGTTATCCGGTAATCCCGGATAACTCACCAGTGAACCAACGACAGCCGGGGAGAAACCCCCGGCTTTTTTGTCGTGAACTATTAGGGATTCCCGAACGGTTCACTTTGGCCGAGTGGCTTCAAGCCGGTCCAGAACCAGTTGAGCGGCCGCCGGGGCCCGCGTTCCGTCGCTCCAATTTCCGACCGTGCGACGGGGGACTCCCAGTATTTCTGCGACCTGTTCCAGCGTCCTCCCGTAAAGCCGATTGCGAAACATAATGTGAAAGTGAGCCCGTGGCCGCGTGCTTGTTCGCGGGCGGCCAGGGCGGGTTGGGTTGTGGGTCATAGATTGATGTCGCGCACCAATTTGCCGGTACCGTCAAAAACTTGCGCTGAATATCGATTGCAGCCGTGGGAGGATACCTGGACCCGGTTCCCTTTCTTCTTCTCGCGATCATTTAGGTTTTTCACCGCACGCTTAAATTCGCTGTCGCGCTTGCGCTGCTCATCCATCGCTTGCAGTGTGCTAGCCTGATAATCCGTTAGATTTGATTCGCTCATATTTTTCTCCTCATTTTCTCCGACGGCTCTAGCCGCCGACTGCTGCCCCGGTGTTAGGGGGGGGCAGAGTGTCGCGGGTTAGACCATCATTCCGATTACCGGGATTCCATCATGCGTCTCAGCCGTAATCGCCGGTCCGGTCTGGTTACGGATAAGACCGTCAATTTTGGTGTTCGGCTGGATGCTCGACTTTTTCACGAAGCATGCGCCCGTGGCTTGATATTCCCCAAACCCACTATCACAAGGTTTCACCTCCCAAATTTTCACGCCGACTGGTTTTGAATTTTTCATATTTTCACACGATTTATTGTCTTACCACCGACTACCGGCCCCGCTGGTGGGCCGGGCGTCGGGCGGTTAGGCTGTCACATTGGCCGGGTCAACGACAACACGATCACCCAGGCCGCACGCAATCCACGCATGCAAATGCACCTCAAGGTCTGAGTCTGCGTCCGTCTGTGGCTCGTAGCTAATGTAGTTATGCCAACCGCGCACGGTGCGCTGGCGATATCCCACATCGTACCCGTGCTTGCGAATGTCTTCTATGAGCTCGGCCATTTCAGAATCACTTCCGGAAACTAGCGGGCTTCCGTCTTCTTTGTGGTACATATTTTTTCTTTCTCGTTTCGTTCTCTCAACACCCACAATATCCGTCATTGACGGTAATTGTGCAACCAAATTCGCAAATTATTTTCGCTTTGGTTGTAAGTAACTGCAAATCAGTCGAATAACCCGCATAAAAATGGGGACGATTGGGGACAGAAAAGGCTAAAAAATCTAAAAACTATACCGGCGTAGTTTGAAAATGCTCCAATAATCCCAGTATTTGCAGGGGTTTAGAACCCACCGCACAGGGGGTGTTTTATTTAACTTAACAAGCTATTTACCAATGGTTTATGAAACTTATTTAGGATCGGTGGGGACACTTTGGGGACAAATGGAAAACCAATCCTGTGCGGCTGCGGGCGTAACTAACTCCCGGTAGTGCCGGAATATCACCTGCGGAGTGTTGCCTGCTTCCAGGGCCACCTTGGCTGCGTCTTGTGTGGCCGCGAGCCGGTAGCTAATATATGAGTGTCTCAGGATGTTTTGGCTTATCCCAGCCACTTTCTTCTTGAGCATCCACAGCATGCACTTTACCGCGTTGCTATCGCGCGGCACAACCGGGCCCGGGAGTCGCGTTGCGGTGGCCAGCCATTGCGCCAGGTTGGGCTGCACGGGCACGAGGCGGCGGGAGGCTGTCTTGGCACGCGCTGCGGGCACCTCGATGTAATCCGGGCCAATGTGCGACCATTCGAGCCTCAAAATCTCTGCCTGCCGAATCCCAGTGAAAGCCGCGAGAGCAAAATAAATCCGGTAGTTGGGGCGGCAGACGCGGAATATCTCGCGGAGTGTGTCTGGGGTTAAAATCTCAATCCCTTTGTGCTTGGCCGTGGCGACCGGCACGCGGTCCAGCTCGCTCCACTCGCGCGATAGATAGCCTTTTGCTTGCGCGAACTCGGCCAGGATGCTTAGCCTTTTCCGAAAGTCGTTTCGATGGACCGGTGAGAACTTTTCGAGCCGTTTTTCGATGGCTGCCGCCGTCGCTTCAGGAAGCTTTGGGAACCACTCAGCCAGTCTCCCGCAGTACCATTCCATACGCTGCAAATACGTCGCGCTACGCCCCGCCAGGCGCTTGGAATCGATCATCTCACGTACTATCTCATCCGTGGGCTTTTCCACAACTCCAGCATGTCCGCGTTTCCAGTACGCGACAAGATCAGACATTGACACCCCTGGCAGTTCCCGCTGGTAAAATTGATAATCCTCAGTTTCGCGGGCTGTGAGGAACCTCACTTGCCCCAGGTTGATCCGCTCCGCGATACGTATTGCAGCCTTCTCCGCTTCCGCCTTAGTCCCAAACTTCTCACGCTTCCGCTTCCCAGCCTCGCTCCAACACACCTGCCATTGGACATACTGCCCATTGCGCGTCTTGTAATACCGTACCGTTGTATTGCCGCGCTTGACTTTCATTACCTCACCACTTGCCAGACGGTTAGCTTGCCTTCCTTGCGATCAACATGACGCACGACAATAACCCTCGCGTGATGATACTCGCCCTTGGTTGAGCTTTCCTCTAACTCTGCGCGCAGATGCTTGCTTATAGCATACACGCTGTCAAAAGCGTTATGGTATTTTTCACGCTCTGCACGGTATTTAGTTATCTCCTGGCCCGCTCGTGATTCAATAATCACTTCTCCTTTTGGCAATCTAGATTCCCACAAGTCAAGCCGCGCACCCCATTTATCTATCGCGATTTTATCCGCGTCATTCTTGGCTTTACGCTGCGCGTATCCCTGCGGCATGTCCATAAAGTACGTATCTGGAGCGCCAATAAGCACAGCTTCAAATTTAGCTTTTGGATTTGATGGAAAAGAAATCAAGCAAGTTTTTCCATTGTTTTCGTGCAATATTGCGCGTCGATAATCTTGCTGAACTATCTTTGAAAAGTTAGTTGAATTTGTTGATGTTATTTGGTTTGTGCTAATGTTTGTCTGCGAATTAGCAGTAGTAACTATCGCCGTCAATAAGAGTAAACACCTATATAATTTCATAGAATTTTTCCTAATATTTAGAGTCTAAGCTTGTGACCCGTGAACTGTACCCATAACTAAGGTCTGTTATGACATCAAATAAATCAACCCTCCATATTGAGGACGTAGAATGGTTAACTGAAATCCCTAATTTTCGCGCAACCTGGGATTCTTTTTGCGTGCTAAAGAAGAATCCAACACCTGGCTGGACTGTTTTGTTTTTTGGGATTCACGCTCGCTGTTGATCAAGTCCATTGCTTTTTGAAGCATGGCATGAGCCTGAACGTTAATTGGCGCGCTCGGATCATCTGAGTATCGGGCGCGCAACTCTTCCTCAACTATCTGTGTCATTGTTTTTCTTGAGTTATCCGCGTCTTTTTTGAGCTTTTGCTTCAACTCTTCGTCAATCCTAAGCTCAAATCTATCGATTTTTTTAGATTTTTCTTCGTTCATAAATCACCCGTAAACACTGGCTGCTATTAAACAATGTACGTACATCATGGATTCACGCAATGTTTTTTTGATTGCGTGCGTCCGTACAAGTCCGTACAGTGTACGTAATGAAAGCCAAAAAACGCACCCGGATCGACATTAGAGTCACCAAAAGAAACTCACCTGTATTTGCTGCCGCTCGCCGCGAATCAATAGCAACGGGCAGGCCGATAACCGATATTATCCGAGAATGTCTTGAGCTTCGTTACTCGGACCAGAAGCGCGTCGCTTCCTTATAGATACATTCGTTCCCAGTAAGCCAAATCTTACAAAAATCTTTCAAATGACATCCCCAATTTCATCCGGCGTTCCCGTGGATTACCTCAAAGAAAAGCGCAACCGACTGGGAGAGTTAGAGAAGCGCGTACAAGGTAGCCTTAGCTCGATGCTTGTTGACTTAAAAGAAATCCACGATCAGGAGCTTTGGGCGGTCGATGGCTACAAGTCATGGGCTGAGTATTGCGAGAAACGTTGGCACTGGTCAAAGCAGCATGTCAATCGGCTGCTTAGTGCATCTAATGTCGTCGAAAACATCAAGCAAGTGGAACCCACGGGTTCCACCCCCGCCACCGAACGCCAGGCCCGCGCACTCGCCAAAGCCCCTCCTGAGAAGCAGGCCGCCGCATGGCAGACCGCTCAGGCGGACAGCGGCACGGAGCATCCGACAGCAAAAGCGTGCGCTGCGGCAGTCGCGAAGGTGACAGGCCGGAAGGTGTCCCCGCAGATCGAGCAGCTTGCGGACAGTGTAGCTGGTAGCCAACCAGACGAGGGTGACGACGCGGACCAGAGGCCGAAGCCAGATGATGAACCGGAAGATGAGCCCGGCATTCGGACGGCGGATGAAGAGCGCGCAGACCTAACGCGCAACGTTCGCGAGCAGATTTCAAGTCACATCATGTCCGCGATTAACATCGCTCACAAAACCAAAGAGCATGATTTTGCAACTGAATTTCTCACAAAAGCTATCAACATTATTAACAAGTGGAAAGTGTAACCTAAAACAAAAAACCTATGTGTGAATTCCTGTCAGCAATCGTCCTAAAAAATGGTGACGTATTATATAATCCGTACACCGACCACCACGAAGACCTAATTTCACTGCACAACCTGCGCGACAAGCGAGGTGATGAGTTTGCCCGCGTCGAGTTCAAACCGGATGATGCGTTGCAACTCGCTGAGCCTGATAAATACAAGCTTACCATCGACCAAGAACGCACGCCGGATTGGTTTTCTGGTGACATGCAAACCAAGGTTGCGGATAAGCTGCGCGGCATCGTTTCTCGCATGATCGTGCGCGATGAAAAAATTTGCCTAATTGGAGGGTGCCACATCCTTGCTGACGGAGCAAAACTGCAATTCATCAAGGCCGCACGGGTAATCGTTATGCTGGGAACCTCCCGGGTGGGTGAGATGCGTGAGTCCAGCAATGTGGGTGAGATGCGTGAGTCCAGCAAGGTTGGTGTGATGTTGGAGTCCAGCAATGTGGGTGAGATGCGTGAGTCCAGCAAGGTGGGTGTGATGTTGGAGTCCAGCAATGTGGGTGAGATGCGTGAGTCCAGCAATGTGGGTGTGATGTTGGAGTCCAGCAATGTGGGTGAGATGTTGGAGTCCAGCAAGGTGGGTGCGATGCGTGAGTCCAGCAATGTGGGAAACGATAAACGCGATCAAAAATAATGAACACACCCACCATCGACGAAAAGCTAGACACAATACTAGCAAGCCAGCGCACACTGAAAGCCCAACAAGACCGCATGGAGGCTCGCTTAAGCACCATTGCAGTACCAGAGCGTACAATCCGAGTACACGAAGCAGCGCAGATGCTTGACGTGAGCGAGCACACAATCAGGGGTTGGTGCGCTAGTGGTGTAATGGAGCATTCGAGGCAGGGGGCTAAAGGCATGTTTCGGTTTTCAATCGAACAGCTTAACAAGATGGCGGCTAAATTGAAAGGTGAAGCGTGAAACAAAAAAAGAAGTGTCCTAAATGTAATTGCCAATCCTATACATCTCTTGGAAATGGAATGTTACAATGCCACCACTGCCAAACTAGGTGGTATCCAGAATTCAAAATAAATAAGAGGAATTCAAAATGAAACTCATGATTTTCACAGGCTTTGTTTTCCTGCTGGCTGGGTTGTTCATCGGCGGACTTATGCAGGCTTGCAAGAAGCCAATGCCGGAACACACGACAGATTTCCCTGAAGAAAAACCAACTAATATTATACCATTTAAGAAAGACTGAGATATGCTAAAAATGCAAGAACAAGTATCGGAGTTTATGCGGGCGGCTGGGCAGACTGTATTCTCAACACCAACCGCAGGAAGTTACGGTGATTCCGACAAGCGCTTTTCAATCATATTCGAAGAACTGGAAGAGTATAAATGCGCCGACCACATCGAGGATATCGCAGACGCCATTGGCGACATGCTCTACACGGTCATTGGGGCAGCCTGCCAGCACGGCATCAACATTGAGCCAATCTTCGAGGAAATCCACCGCTCGAACATGACCAAGTTCGTAGACGGCCACCTGGACGTGCAAAGCGGCAAGTGGATCAAAGGGCCAAGCTACAGCCCGGCCAATCTCAAGCCGATCATCGACGCGCAGATGAAATGAACCTTTTACACTTTTTGTCTATGAAAAATCTCCCCGAAAACCCGCCCGCAGCTTCCCAAGTTCCCCACGCCGGGGGCGCAACCACTGCAAACCCGGCTGGAATTACTCCCGAGGAAGCCAAAGCGCGGCACATGATGCGGTTGCACATGTCCGCAAACAGTGGGCGCAAGCGGTTGCGCGTAACGTCTGGAATGCTAGCTGTGTTTAGCGTTCCAGTGAAAGGCGGTGCCAAATGAGCGATCCGTACCAGGAAGGAAGGGAGGCATGGGAGCAAGGTTTTAGCGACACAAAAAATCCGTACCCAGAGAAAACTGACGACCATCTAAGCTGGAACGATGGATATATGTCCGCGCAAGAAGAAGAGGAGGAAGAATGAGCGAGTTAAAACCATGCCCGGCTTGTCATAAGTCCGATTGCATTCCTATCCGTCATATCAGAGACATGGTGCAAAACTATTGTGGTTATTGCGGATTCTCATCGCGTCCGGCATGCACTCAAGAAATGAGCAACGTATACTGGAACACCCGCGCCGGAGATGAATCGATAACGCCAGAGGTGTTGAAGGAATGCGGGTTTATCGAAGGAAAAACCCACAGAAACCAAACGTATTTCATGAACGACGCGGTAAATATTGCATACTGGCCCATAAGTTCTCATGGACATTGGGGTATTCGTTCAAGCGTGTTATCTGAAGGTCCCACCACCGTCGCCGAACTCCGCGCGCTCTTGAAAATGCTTGGGATTGGAAAGGGGGAGAAATGAAAGCAAGGTGTAAACGATGCGGGTCAACTTCACGACGGATAGCATATCGTTTCGATGGTAGTTATTCGATGTATTGCATTAGATGCGGCGCTTATATGTGTGATATGAATAATAAGAGTGTCTCGCCAATTTCAGTAAACCCCACAAAGGAGGCCACACCAACCAAACCGCCGCAAGGCTGACAGCAGGCAAAGACCGCTGGCGGCTAAATTAACCTCGTGGTTGTGGTCAATGGCCGCCGTTAATTTGAAAGGAGAATGATATGGAAGAAGGAAAAATATACAAAGGAAGCGAATTGCAATGCCGTAGTAATAAAGAACAATGGGGGTTGTGCTGTGCAGACGAATACCGCCTCAAACCAAAGCCCGAGCCGCCGAAAAAGCGGATGATTACGGTGCGGGAGTTGTTGGAGCGTGGGATTAAGTATGTCCGATATCCCATGTGTGGTGCGTTTTTAACCATTGACGCCGTTGACCCTGAAAACGACACGCTAAAATTGCATAACGATAGCGCGTGGGAGTCCACAGAAAACCTTTCCAATCGCGGCGCTCACTGGTCCCCAGACGGCCTAACCTGGCATTCCTTCTGGATCGAAGGGCCAGCGAAGCCCGCGCAAACGGATGAGGAGATTACGGAAGACTACCTTGACGGGATTGGGTTTAAATCAAGGGCTGCGGGGACTATTTTGGTATTGGAATTAGATAATAGAACCCAAATATTCTTTAGTGGTGGAAAGATTAATATTTCGCAGCATGGCTTGGTGCAGCTAATACAAACCAACATCACCCGCCGCTCCGACCTGCTCAAGTTGATCGAGTTTTTGAAGTAATTTTAACCCCATGACGCGCTAAATTCTTATTACTACCCTTACCGCAGGTGTGCGCGGCGGGCCTGGAAAGCTCTTGCAGGGGGAAACTAATCTAGACAGTAACGCAATAATAAACACATGACACCAACATTAAATAACCAACAGCATTTGATGGTAATTCAGATCAACGCAGCTTTGGACGCCGCGTTTAGCGCGTGCATGGCCGCCCGAGACTTGTGCTACGCTGGAAAATTCGAGGATGCGCGAGAGTTCATCGCTCTCGCGGGTTCAAGAGTAAGAGAAGCTGATAACCGAATAATCAACGGAACCACCAAAAAAGAACAATAAAACATATGAGTACGACAGCATTATTCCAATCAAATCCAACGCCGCAACAGTCAATGGTTGAAGTGGCATCAAATCGGGCCGCTCAAGAAGTCCAAGCCGCGATGGTGATAGCTAAGAAATTCCCGCGCGACCAACAGGCGGCATACACACGCATCATGCAAGCGTGCCAGCGCAAAGCCCTAGCAGAACAGGCGGTGTACGTCTACCCGCGCGGAGGCCAGGAAGTTACCGGGCCATCAATCCGCCTCGCCGAATCCATTGCCCAAAACTGGGGAAATATTGAGTTCGGGATTGTTGAGCTTGACCAGAAGTTAGGTGAATCGACCGTTATGGCCTTTGCTTGGGACTTGGAAACAAATACGCGGCAAACAAAAATCTTCCAAGTACCTCACACTCGGTACTCGAAAAACAAAGGCAACACCGAACTATCCGACCCGCGCGACATCTACGAGCTAGTAGCCAATAACGGCGCTCGACGCCTTCGCGCATGCATACTCGGGGTTGTGCCTGGGGACATCATTGAGGCCGCCGTTGAGCAGTGCGACAAGACCATGAAGAGCGGAAACAAGGAACCCCTTAGCGACCGCGTGCGCAACATGCTAGTGGCTTTTGAATGTCAAGGAGTCAACAAGGAAATGATAGAGACAAAGCTTGGCCACAAAACAGAAACCATTAACGAAACCGAGTTTGTGCGCCTACGCAAAATCTTCGTTTCACTCCGCGATGGCTACGCAAAACGGGATGAGTTTTTCGACAACATCAAGAAGGCTGATCCCACTGGGATGACAAAGAAGGCCCAAGCCCAGCAAGAGCAGCCGATTGAACCCGAAGACTCGGAACTCGCAGCCAAAGGCATCGCGCCGGAAACGGAGGGTAAATGAAAACAGCAACGCTTGTAAAACTTTTGCCAGGTAAATCCGCAATGCTAGCAACAAGTCTAAACCAGGGGCTATATCACTTGAGTGATCCATTGGATGGCTATTCGGATGTTGTTGTGAGTGCAGCAAACACTGTTGATCATGGCCCGGAAACTTATATTTTTGGAGCAACACCAGAAGGGAGAATCACAAACTGGTCGGAGTTGAGCGGGAGTTTTGTTGGAGATATGGATCATGCTAAGGCGTTAGGAAACGCGGGTTATACCATAATGGAGGCTAAATGAACACCCAAGGAACCTCCCCATACCTGCCAGTTACAGACGAGCGCGAAGGCCTTCCAAGCGCATCAGGAATCGAGCGCATCATGCTTTGCCCCGGCTCATGGCAAGCGGAGCAAGGTCTGCCTGAGACGCCAAGCGCGATTGGGGAGCGAGGGAATCGGATTCATGCCTGGCTAGAAGACGAAAGCATTCACTTATCAGATGACGAGCAGGCTGTAGCCGATCAATGTTTGCGAGATAGGAATCATGTTTGCGGATACGTGGAACCGCTTGACTTAGAGCTTGTAGAAACTCGTTTATGGTGGGACGCAGGAGAAACAACGCTGTGCTCTGGAAAGGCGGACTACATTCGCACTCGTGGACACGTCGAAGGAGAGCGAGCGGCTTGGATCATCGACTATAAAACCGGCTACTCGGATGTTATCGAAGCCACGCAAAACCCGCAATTGATGGCCCTAGCAGTCCTCGTAGACCAGAATTATGGCCCGCTGGATAAAATCACCGTGGCCATTGTCCAGCCTCCCCACAAGCCAAGCGTGGCCGTTTACGAACGCGAGCAATTGCGAGTCGCCACCAGCGTAATCACGCAGGCCCTAGAGCAAGCACAGGCCCCCGACGCCAAACGAATCCCAGGAGAGAAGCAATGCCGCTATTGTAAGGCTAAGACGCGGTGCCCAGAGGCTACAATGCAGGTCGCGACGATTGACGCATCCAAATACTACCCCGTCGCATCCATGACAGGCGAGGCTCTGGCAAAGTTTTTGGAGTTATCCAAATCAGCCGAGCTTGTGATTGAAGCAGTGAAGTCCGAAGCCAAGCGACGGCTCGCGGAGGGGGATGAAATCCCTGGATACAGACTCAAGCCTGGGGTGGATTGTGAGAAGATTACCAAGCTTTCCGAGCTTTGTTTTCGTGTAACAAACCATCATGGCCAATCGATCACGACGGATGAGTTTGCCGGTGCTTGCTCGATCACCAAAAAAAGCCTGAAAGAATTGGTTGCAAAAGGCTGGGGATTGAAAGGCAAGGAGCTTAAGCAGATGATTGAGTCATTACTTGACGGCCTAACCGAAACAACACAGGGCGAGCCTCAGATTGAGCGGGTGAAATAATCAAAACGAGGGCCGCGCATTCTCCCCACGCGGAAAACTAATTTATGACCATCAAAACCCGATACTGGAAACGCGGACGCCTGCACCAATGGAGTCAGACTGTAGACGGTGAGCATATTGGCCGAGGACTGAGCCATTCACGCGATGACGCGGGACAGGCGGCGAAGGAATGTAAATGGCGCTGGCTGTTCTCGCGCGTGGTGAGGAAAGGATAGCTATGGGCATCGATCCTAAAACAATGCCGGATGCAATGCGGAGAAAGCTTGCACCAGAGGCTAAAGCGTTGCTCGGTAATGATGGCTTAACATACGACGAAGTGCGCCAACGCAGCGATGACAAGTTAGAGCGCGTCTTGCAATCCGACTGCATGGACTACCTTCGCCAGCGCGGAGTTCATTATGTTGCCGTTTCCAGATTCGGACGCCGTACAACGCTAGAAAAAGGCCACCCCGACTTGATGTTTTCACTTCGCGGCCACATGTGCGCCGTAGAGCTTAAATGCGGCGCTAACAAGCCCACAACCAAGCAAATCGATGTTTTAACAAGGATCATCCAAGATGGAGGATGGGTGGCTGTTTGCTACACGCTCGAAGAGTTCATTGCCAAGGTTCGCGAGTGGCTCGGAGAATCAAACGAGCAACCGCCACACCATGACTAACAATGATTTAATGAGATGAAAGAATCACCTGCAACACAATACTTGCGCAAGCTTCTAGCGCAATTCCCAAAGGCCGCAACCAAGACTATTGCCCGCACAGCCTACGCCGCATCCCCCGAATACTGGAGCGATCTGGAAGCGTGTAGAGACAACGTGCGCCGGATACGTGGCGAGCAAGGCGCGATCAAACGCGCTAATGCCACAGACAAAAGCCAGTTCAATCCCACGAAGATCACCGGCATGGAAGCATTGCCGGAGCCGTGGAAAGAGATGCCGTTTGAGGCATACGACATCAGCGGACCGGCAACGGTGCTTGTTATGTCTGATATTCACTTGCCGTATTATGACAAGACGGCGCTACTCACCGCGATACGCTACGCGAAAAAACAAGGCGTGACGCACGTTCTGCTCAACGGTGATGTTCATGACTTTTTCGCGGTTTCATCCTGGCAGACCGATCCGCGCCAGCGCGATTTTGCGGGAGAGATCAAGCTTGGGCGTGAGTTCTACGCGCAATTACGGAAGGAGTTTCCGAAGCAGCCTATTGACTTTAAGCCCGGTAATCATGATGAGCGTTTGGAGCGTTACTTGATGCTGAAAGCCCCGGAATTGCTTGGGATCGATGACATTGAGCTTTCAAACATTCTCAGATTTTCTGATCACGGCATCAATAAAATTAATGAGATGGTTCCGGTTCGGATTGGCAAGCTAAACGCACTGCACGGACATGAGTATCGATTTGCAATTAGCAACCCCGTCAACCCTGCACGCGGTTTATTTCTCCGCGCTAAGGTTCACGCGCTTTGCGGGCATTTCCACCAGACCAGCCAGCACAGCGAGAAGAACCTTGAGGAAAACGTTGTATCGTGTTGGTCAACTGCATGCCTGTGCAACATGCACCCGCAATACAGGCCTATCAACAATTGGAATCACGGTTTTGCAATTGTGCGGACAGACAAACAAGGAGTTTTTGAGGTGGACAATAAGAGGATTATTCACGGGAAAGTGTATTGAATGGAAACATTACTTAACATTGCGTTGTTTTTAGCGCTTATCAGCATGACTTTGTTTGGGATGGCTTCAACGTATAGACTTTTAAAGGATTAAATGAAAACCATTAACGAATTAATAAAGGATATAATTCCAGAGCTTCAAGGAACAGACGACACGATTTCTTTTAGCATAAACAAACCACGGCTTATAGAGATCATTGATGCAGTACGCACGGAAACCATTAACGAGTTCGCTCAACGCAACTATACCGAAACCGATCTTGAACCTAATCAAATGTTTAACCGTTAAATAATGCAATCATCAAACCAAACCGTCCTCCAAGAAGCCGAAGCCATCATTCACGGCCCGCGCAATGAAGCTTACGGAGAGGCTAAAAAAGAGTTTGCGACCATCGCGCTAATGTTTTACGCGCTCACTGGTCACAACATCACCGCGCAACAGGCTGCGCTTTTCATGGTGCTGCTAAAGCTTCGTCGGGACTCTCATAAGCACAAACGCGACAACATCGTTGACGCTGCTGGATACCTGGGGCTGCTAGCGCAAATTGAGGGAGATGATGAATGAACGCTATGACTCGCCCGAGTAATTAGGCACTAGCACTGCCATTATGAAAGCCAACACCATACTTTCGCCACCATTCGTATTGCGGTTTTCGCGCCATCCTCTGGCGTGGCTTTCCGGTGCTACTTTGCGAGTGGTGGCTTTTAATTTGCAATGACGTACCAGGAAAAGCTACAGGACAAGCGGTGGAAAGATTGTCGCGAGAGAATTCTTACCTATTACGACAATAAATGCCAGGAGTGCGGCGCAACGCAGCATTTGCAAATTCACCATTGCTTATACCTGCGCGGGAAGGAGCCTTGGGAATATCCCGCAAGCGTGCTTATCCCGCTATGCCCGGAATGCCACGAAAAGCGCCAAGAGTTAGAGGATAAAATAAAGTATTCACTAGCATGCAACCTTAAGTTTGTTCCTATACCTCAATTAGTCCAAGTGACTCAGTATCTAATGGATCAAGCTATGCGAAGGATTGAAATCGATGAAACGCTTTACCGCATGTGAAAAGTGGGACAAGGAATGGTTTCAAAACCTGTCTCTCAAGCACAAGTTGCTGTGGGTCTACTTGTGCGACCGATGCGACTTCGCCGGGGTGTGGGAGCCAAATTTCAGCCTGGCATCGTTCCAGATCGGTGAAAGGATTTGCGAGGAGGATTTGCAGTCTTTTGGCGGGAGAATCATAAAACTTGAATGCGGCAAGTTTTGGCTAGAGCCGTTTATCAGGTTTCAATACGGCGAACTTTCAGCGGCAAGCAAGCCTCATATTGCGGTATTGCGCAAAATAGAAACCCTTAGCATACCCTATGCTAACCCTTTGGAAAAATTCCATGGTGTACAGGACAAGGATAAGGAAAAGGATATATATAAAGGGGGTGTGGGGGAAAACGCGGCACCTCTAATTAATAACGGATTTCCAGAAAATGAAACCGAGGCGATTAATCGCGCAATGACTGCCGGTGTACCATCTGATTTTGTTCGCACCGCCTGGCTCGAATGTGATGCCAGGAAAGGGACGGATCGGAACGGCAACGCGATTACCAATTGGGCCAGCTACGTAAAAGCAGCATTCAACCGCCGAAAAGATTGGGAAGCAAAAAACCCGCAACAATCAAATAAAAGGAAGTATGTCCCAAATATTGGTTAATTTGCTCGATTGTTGCGAGGGTCGAGGGTTGAAGTTCTCGAAAGCGGGCAAGGAGTTTGTCGCGTCATGCCCATTTCACAACGAAGGTAAGCGCCCGAACTTCCGTTTGAATCCGGATAAAAACTCTTGGTTTTGCGACGTGTGCGGCATTGGTGGTGGTGTTGTGGAATTCTTAGCAAAAATGGATAACCGCGACAAAAAAGAAGTGTTTAAGGAGTTAGCGCAAAAGCAAACCACTCAAGAGCCTCAAAACACCTTCGGGAAGCTGGTTGCCTCATACGACTACGTAAATCGGTTTGGGGACGTTGTTTATCAAGTATGCCGCTATGAGCCAAAAACATTCCGTCAACGCCACAGGGACCAATCTGGAGCGTTTAAATGGGGCATGGAAGGCGTCGAGCGTGTCCTGTATCGACTAAACGAGATTTTATCATCAAAAACCCAGTACGTTTGGGTTGTTGAGGGCGAAAAGGACGTTGAAACACTGCGCGGGATTCAGATGGTGGCAACGTGTAACGTTGGTGGCGCCGGTAAATGGTGCGATGCGTACAGCCAATGCCTGAAAGGAAAGCACGTTGTTTTGTGCGGAGACAATGATGATCCTGGCCGCAAGCACATGGAAAAGGTGGCGGAAAGTGTCGAGCAGTTTGCGGAATCGGTACGGCGCATTGAAATTCCGGCTCCTTTTAAAGACATATCAGACTTTGCGGCTTCGTGCTCTAGCAAATCCGAGTTCGCAGAGAAGTTAGCGCCGCTTTTTGATACTGCTCCGGTGATGATGAAAGGCGCTTCTCTGCCGATAAAAAGCATGGCAGAGCTTGAGCTTGAATACATTGAGCACGTCAAGAATTCACAAACAAACACGGTTGACCTTTCAAGGTGGATACCAAGCTTGCGATGCGTGCGGAATCTTGTTTCAGGTGAACTGGTGTCAATTGTTGGTGATACAGGAACCGCAAAAACATACGTCTTGCAGCACATCGCCATGATGTGCCAAGTGCCAACATTGCTTTTTGAGCTTGAGCTACCAAACTCACTTACTTTTGAACGCTTTGTTTGCATTGCAAACAGCATGCCAGGCCAGGAAGTGCATGAATCATACGCTAAGGGTTCGCGTGTAGCTTTTTCTCAAGTGAAAAACGTGTTCACTTGCTCAAAATCCAAAATAAGCCCGCAGGAAATCGAATCAATAATCCTTAAGAGCGAGTTGCGCATGGGGGTTAAACCAGCCCTTGTTTTAGTTGACTACGTGCAGCTTATAGAAGGCAAGGGGAAATCGAGATATGAAAGATCATCCGATGTTGCGGAGCAAATGAAGATAGTGGCGAAGAACACAGGAACAGTAGTCATTATGGCAAGCCAAGTAGGACGGGATAAAGAGTCGCCAGAAATAGGGCTTCACGACGCAAAAGACTCGGGATCAATTGAGAATTCTAGCGGTGTAGTAATTGGAATATGGCGCGATCCAGATGATTATAAAACGTTAATGATAAAGGTGGTTAAAAACACAAAAGGAGGACTATCAAAACCAATACCATGCACTATTGACATATCGTGCATGAGAATTCAGGAGAAATCCATAGTTGAAACAGAGGGATTGTATTAAATGAGCGAAACCAAAGACAACAGCGGAGCATTATTCCGCAACGAAGACAAAAAAGAGGACAAACATCCTGATTACAAAGGGAGCGCGCTAATCGAAGGCCGTGAATACTGGATCAATGCGTGGATCAACGAGAGTAAAAAAACTGGAAAAAAGTACATGAAACTTTCGTTTAAGGAAAAGGAGCAGCAGCAACAAGCGCCACCCAGCGTTGCCACTGGCCGTGCAGTTGCGCCGGAAGATGTGCCTGCGAACGAGCCTGAAACTGATGATGTTCCGTTTTGATGTATGACAACGATATTTACCGCGATAATTAAACGATTCAAGGATTTGATTCTTTTCTTATCATATTCCAAACAAACGCAATACGCATAAAAACATGACAAAACCAAACGAATTCAGAGGAAATAAAGCGGTCATTCAAGCTGTGCGTGAGGCATCAGGCTTGGATCGCATCAAGACTGACTTGCTATGTGACATCTCAGCTAAGGCCGTGACAGCAGTGCAGCAGTCTTTGCCGGGGATGATTGATGATGCAGAGCGTTTCTTTGCTCCAGTATTCTCATTCACCATAAAGGTTGATGTGCGCAAGAGCGGCGACCACAGCGAGCCTGACGTGCGGCTAACGCTGGTTCCTAAACCTCATGCGCCTGCCAAAGTTTCGTTCTCTGGTAAGGTGGCTAACTCGGATCAAAAAGAATTGGGGATTGATGTATGAAGATTACGATTAATATTGATCCTTGCATATTCGGAACGCCGCACGGTCAGCAAATACTGGAATCATGCGAGATTGCTGGCGCGGTAAGAGACATGGTGGTTGCGACAATGCGAACAACAGGAGGACAGACGGATAAACACATTAATATGGATTTACCTGGGCACAACGGGAGCGTGATGTGTAAGTGCAATGTGATAGTTGAAGGAAAATAATATGAAGATAACCATAGGAATTATTTATTCCTTATTTGTCTTAGCATTTCTGATCGGATCACATTATGCGGTCGATACAAACAATGCGGCAATGGCTCAATTCTGCATGTCGATGGTGCTATTGGCTACTGTGTTACTTGATTTAATCAAATGGACTGGAATAATAAATGAAGATAACGATTGAGATCAATAATCCTAAAGCGTTGGAGCGTGTTAAACGGTCTATTGATAGGATGATGGATGATGACCAGTTAATGCTATCAATGGGTAGATATACCAAGGGAAGGCCTGATTACATTGTCAAGCGCGTACCAGAAACCATCGAGATGCAAGACGTAAACGGTAACGTTACTGGCTACGCAAAAGTTTCTCATTACTAAGAATGCGTGATTCTCACACTAGGAAATATATGGCTAAGATATTTGTGTTCGCTATAGCAACTATAATGCTAATGCTCTTTGCATCAACACTTTCAGAGGTCGCAATAGGAGCATGCGCTTGCGGATTAATAATTTTTCTCTTATTGCAAGACGATTGATTCATATATGTTCTATAACGCACTATACTATACTCTATATAGTTTGCAATACAATCATCCTATACGCGCTATACCATGCGCTATTGGTGGTATTACCACGCGCCTGGGAGCGCCCCACACCACCGGTAAGGAGTCTCCTTGAGGGGGCTAAGCCGCAGGGTTCGTCAAATTCCACATAAACAGTCTGTGGGTATTAAAAAAATCACTTTACATGAAAACTAAAGAACAAAGAAGGGAATCGTATCTAAGGAATCTTGGGAAATGCCTTAACTATTCTAGGTCTTACAGGGACAAAATGACGCAAGAGCAGCGTAATGAGATGGCTGAATATCAAAAAACGTATTATAGACTGAATAAGGAAAGAAAGCTCGCGGTGGCTCGCGAGTGGAGAATGAAAAACAAAGAAAAGGTCATTGCGTATAAAAAAAGGTATAGATTGAAAAACGTTGACCATATCATTGAATACAGAACTCAATACGACACCGACAGAAGGTGTAAAACATCATTCCTAACCACCATTGCCCAAACCAGTCTTTTAGCTGAAACAATTAACAAAAACGAAGAACTATGTCAGAAGAAAAACTAACACGCGCCGAAGCTAGTTTGAAGATTGAAAACCAAATTGCGCAACAGATCATTGACGCGCTCAACCGTGGGTTATCTGCGTTCTCGGACGCCGGTAAATTATTAGTAGATGCAATCGCTGAATATCCGAACATTAAAGAACGCATCATGGAGCTTGAGCCGCGCATTGACCCGCAGGCTTTAGCGGACCTTGAGCGCATTGGACGTAAGCAGCTTCACCCTATGTTGATGGCGTCCAATCGCCCAGCACTTAAAGCCCTACGTAAGATGCCCTACAGCGAGCAAGAGAGGTACGCCACACAGCCGGTTGAATTGCTTGTTGTAGCAAACCCTGACAACACAACAACCTTGCAGGTTTCCATCCACAGCATGACCGCAGACCAGGTGCGCCAGGCATTTAACGGAAACCACGTTCGCAGCCTCGCGGAACAACGGGCGTATATCGAGAGTGAGAAATCAAAGCGTATGATTAAGCAAGCCCCACCAATAACGTCTGATTATGTGGTGTCTCGCGGGTGCATTGTAACCAATCGACCAATGACGCTCACACAGGAAGACCTGGTCCGCATGCTTGCGGAGGTAACGCATCGTGCAAAATAGATACGCAAAAAATAAAGTAGAAGCTTGTAAGGCGCTTGGCGTTTCACGTCAAGCGCTTGAAAACTGGATTAAGTTTCAAGATTCACCAAAGGCCAGGGCGGATGGTAGGATCGACCTGGACAAGTGGCGTGCGTACATCCAAGAGCGCGGCTTGAAAGGCGGAGACACAACCGCGATGGAGGAAGAAAAGCTTCTCCACAAGCGCGCTCAGCGCAAAAAGGTCGAGCTTGATAACGAGATCAAGCGCGGAATGTATGTGCTTAAGTCCGACATCATCCCGCTACTCTCGCAAGTGTACGGAAGGCACCGCGAAATCCTTCGCCTGAAGATCGAAAACGAACTCCCAGCGCTTGCCGTTGGCCTTGACGCTCCCGCAATCCGCACACTGTGCGAGAAGGCTATCGACTCCAGCCTGCGGGACTTCTGTGAGTACTTGGAGACGCTCAAGAAGGATGCCAGATGGACCTAATCAGCGCAATGCAGCACGCATGCACCCCGCCGGATAGGCGTCCGGTGTACGAATGGGCGTCCGATTACGTCGAGAACCCTAAGAGCTGGACGCAATACGGGCGATTCAGTGTCTCGCGGTCCATGCACTTTTGCGGGCCGTTTGATGCGCTTACCAATAACCGCATTAAGCGAGTCTGCATTCTTAAGCCGGTTCGCGGCGGTGGCTCCCTAATCTCCGATGTGTGGCTCCCTTACATCGTGTCCAACGATCCCGGTCCTTGCATGTTTGTAATGCAGTCCTCGCCGGTAGCAATAGCCCACGCCAAGACGCGCCTAATCCCCATACTGCAGCAATGCCCCCCGACTGCAGCTCTCATACCAGACGATCCCCGCAAGCTTACCAGCGAGGGCGTTATCCTTAACAACGGCGTGCCGCTCTACTTCCAAGGTAACGCGCTGGGGAGGCTGCAAAGCAAGGGTATTCGCTACCTATCACTCGATGAGGTCTGGGAATGGGATGACGGCCTTGTGCGGCAGGCTATGGCGCGAACCGGAGATTACGATTTGCTGTGTAATTCCAAGCAACTCTTGATCAGCCAGGGAGGCACAGAGGGAACCGAATGGGAAAACCTGTGGGGAGAGTCCGATCAACAGGAATGGCTTGTCCCTTGCCTTGGTTGTGGAAAGTATTTCATCCCACGATTCAATGGCAAGCGCAAGGATGGCACATATTACGGAATAGTTTGGGACTCCAACGAGAAGACAAAATACGCGGATGGCACCCACAATTACGGCGAGATCACGCAAACCTTGCGCTACGTGTGCGAGCATTGCGGATATGCTCACGCGAACGAACAGCTTGCTAAGGCAGAGTGGAACCGGCGCGGAAGATACGAGCCGCAGAATCCCAGGCCGGTGCCTGGCGTAGCTGGCTTTCACTGGCACGGATTGATTTTTAAGAACTGGTCAGAGATGGCCATCGACTACATCAAGGCCAAGGAACTGCAACAGAAGGGAAGCATTGAGCCCTACAAGCAGATCGTCCAAAAACAGTGGGCCGATCACTGGCGCGACGACATGCTTTTCAAACACGAAAAGATCGAGCTGTCATCGTACAATTCCGAATGGCCGGATGAGAAATTCCGTTTCATAACCTGTGACGTGATGGGCGAAGAAATGTGGTTCGTGTGCCGAGCCTGGGCGGCCAGTGGCGCGTCTAGGCGCATAGCCTTTGGGCGATTCCACACCTGGGATGAGCTTGTAGAACTGGCCAAAAAGCACAACGTGCGGCCCAACAACGTCTTTATTGACTCAGGCTGGGAGACACAGCCGGTCTATTACCAGTGCGCGCTGCATGGGTGGATCGCCCTAAAGGGCGCGGACAAGCCATCATTCCCACACGAAGTACGCAAGCACGGCAGGCACATAGCCACAGTACACAGGCCATACTCCACACCAGCACCAAAAGACCCCCTTAAAGGAACCAACCAACAAGGGAAAAAAATGTGCGTGCTGATACTATGGAGTAATCAAGCAATCAAGCCGATAGTGAAGCGGCTTCGTGACGGAAAAGGCCAAGAATGGTTATTAGGTTCCGCGCAAGGTGTCAACGCCACGGATGAAGAGTATAACTCCCAGATTCACAGCGAGTATCCCGTTGTTGAAGAAGACAAGAACGGCTTTAAAAAGCGCATCTGGAAGAAAGCGCCTAATAAGGAAAATCACGCTTGGGATTGCGAGTGTGAAAGCGCGGTGGCCGCTGCTATTGTTGGGATTCTGGAGATTGAGGTTCGCTCTTCTTCCGACGACGCGCCCAACTCTGAAGAGCCGCAACCGACTGAGAAGCTCGAGCATTCCCGCGACGCTGCCCCACATGAAAATTAAACGTTTTACGGAATGACTCCATGTGATGGTGAATCAATTGCTTCTCGTTGTTTACCGCCGCCGCCATCGACGGCGTGTCTTGGAACCCCAAAAGGTTGCGGTCAATCACCAGGATTGCGGCTAGCGTGCGGTGATAAATGGTTTGCGGCGCTTTGTACGCCGTGACCCATTGAAAGAATTTGTTAAAAGTTTCTGCGGCAATCCTTATCGACTCTTCATGCGATAACTTCTTGCGCAAATCTTCAAACTCTTTTTCAGAAATCTCTCCCGGCTCGCGAAAACCTAAATCCCGGTCGATTTCTTCCGCTGTAGGTGGTTCTTGAACTTGTTCGGGTAGTGATTGCTCGTTGTATCCGACCCCTTCGTTTAGGGAAAGATAGTTTTCCATATGCCACAATGTCTTCTTTTTCGTTGTGACTCGCAAGCGTAATTGATGGCGATTGCTCGAAAAGATCATTTTATCACGAAGGACAAGACTTGGATTCTTGCCCAACTGGACAAGCTGGCCGATGAAAACGCATCTGGCCAGGCACCAGTGAGCTTTAGCGCGGGTGAGACTTCCATGTCATTCATGCGCGGATGGAGCGCGTCAAAGCGCGAAGATGAACTACGCTATAGCCTGAGCCTTCGCGACTCCACCAATTACCCGTACACGCAGCGCGTGACGCAAACCGTATTCGCCGTGCGGCAATCCTATGACGCCTAAACTCCTTGACCAATTCGGGCGGCCTATCAAGTACGGGACGGGCGGAATAGCCGTCAATAAGGCATCGTACTACAGCCCGAAGCGCCAGCGGTTTTATGGGCTGTCTTCGGATCACTCCGATGGTGTGTCTGCGTACAACCGCGACACCCTGATGCAGATTGGGCGATGGCTATACGCGAATGACAACATCATACGCGGTGCTGTCAATGAGATCGCGACATTCTCCGCGCTCAACGTCACCAGGATTTACGGCGGGGCAAACAAGGAGTGGGGCAAGTCGGCTTCCGACTGGCTAAAAGAGCAAGACAAGGAGGCGGACATCAGGGGCCGTCCTTTCAGCATGGAGAATTTAGCCCGCTCTTACGTGGTGGCGACGTACACCGATGGGGACGTTTACCCGCTAATGGTGCGCGACCAGCAAGGCCAACCCCGTTTGCAGTCACTTAGGGCGCATCGCATCTGCGGCAGCGACGAAAAAAACAACGTTTTTGACGGAATTGGCGTCGATTCCTACGGGCGCGCGGTCACGTACCGCATGCAAAAAGGTGGTGATAAGTACGAGGACATACCGGCGGGCGCGTTCATCCCCCTGCTTTTACCAGATCACTGCGACCAGAGGCGAGGGGTTTCAGTGCTGGCCACCCCTTCGATAGCCGCGCAAGACCTGCAAGAGTCCGAAGCATGGGAATTAATAGCGCAAAAAGCCTTCGCGGCACTGTGTTTGATGGAGGATTCAGAGACGGGTGACGCGTTCGACTCAGCCAAAAGCATCGTTGACGGAGGTGCATCTGCAAGCGGGAGCGGTATTGCCTACGAAGAGATGGAAGGCGGAATAATTCGCCACTTCGTGGCTAAATCCGGCGCGGGCATCAAGGCTTTCGCTGCCGACCGGCCGTCCGCTAATCAGGCCGAGTTTGTTAAGCGCGTCACCCGGTCAATCATGTGCTCGATGATGTGGCCATATGAATTCGCAGTGGACCCAACGCTTGCTGGCGGGGCATCTATGCGAATCATCATTGAGAAAGTAAACGCTACAATTAATTACGTGCGCGAGTGCATTGTGATGCCTGTCTATCGGTCTTTCGACAACTTCCGCATCGCGTGCGCAATCCAAGATGGAACTCTCCCAGACGATAAGGAGTGGTACAAGTGGGCGCACTACGGCCCGCCTCCGCTCACGGCTGATAAAAAATATGACGCCGATGTGGATGACATGGAGCTTAAGAACTGCTTCACCACGCTGGAAACAATCTGCGCGCGCAACTCCCGCGATTGGCGCGAAGTAACCAAGCAACGTGTTGCCGAGGAAAAATTCTTGCAAGACGAATGCAAAGCTCAAGGCGTAGAACTCAGCCGCGTGAAACTTGTCACCCCGTTGGAATTGAACCCCGCAAAAGTTAGCGGTCAACAGGCCGCACCATCCGCGCCGCAACAAGATAAACCAAGCAAATGAACCCGCAACAACTCCTACACCTTATCACTTGCGAGCCGTGGTATATCACCCAACCGGCCCTTGAATCGTTGCGGGACATGCTTTCTAGCGCGCTAAAAACAAGCCCGCAAGAACTGGTAGCTAAAGGCAAAACGCTGTTCGGTGATGACATCGAGGAAATGAAGATCGCTGGCGGGCTTGCAGTGATCCCGATCAAAGGACCAATGGGGCTTAATGTGGGCAGTTGGGGGCGCGCGTTAGGCATGACTGACATGGCGGACATAGCCAGAGACATCGAGGAAGCCAGGCAATCAAGCGAGGTTTTAAGCGTCCTGCTAGACTGCAACACGCCCGGAGGAACGGCTACTGGAACCCCTGAACTAAGCGCGAAAATCGGTAGGCTGGCTGGCGTCAAAGACGTATTCGCTTTCACGGAAGGACAGTTGTGTTCCGCTGGGCTTTATGCCGCGTGCAAAGCTGGCGCAACATTCGCAACACCGTCTTCAATCGTTGGATCAATAGGCGCTTGCGCGTCATTTACGGACGCTTCCGCGCATCTAGCAGCGCAAGGCATCAAGGTTGAAGTGATTTCTTCTGGCAAATACAAGGGTGCTGGCCAGTTTGGAACTTCGTTAACGCCAGATCAACGGCAGCACATGCAAGACCGGATTAACGCGCTAGCCGACGACTTCAAGTCCGCGATCATGGAGGCGAGGCCGAATCTCGATAGCGAGTACATGCAGGGCCAGACGTTCACGGGAAAAGAGGCTGAGAAAATCGGGCTTGTAGACATTCTTGTAGGCTCAAAACAAGAGGCAATTGAAGCATTAGGGTTTGACTCGCGCGAGTTTACTAAGAGACAGAAATAGTCTCGAAGTAAATACAAATGACGTTAACCGATATTGCCGCTAAACTCGGCATCTTTGACACGCGAATTGCCGCGCTTGAAGCTCAAAACCAAGAGCTTGAAACCTCACGAGCGGCAGTATCAACGGAAGCGGATCAACTCAAGGCTCAATTGTCCACGTTGACCGCAGACCTTACCACCGCAAAACAAACCATAGGCACACTCCAAGCCACAAACACCACGTTGACCGGCGAGCTTAAGACCGCATCCGACGCTCTGGCCAAGCTGAAGGAGGAAGCTCCAAAGGCTGCCGCGACCGAAGCCGCTAAGATCGTGGCTTCAGCTGGGTTGCCGCATCCGGTGGCTACCGAGAACACCCCCGGCACCAACTACGCGCAGCAATATGCCGCGCTCAAAGACAACAAGGCCAAAGGAGAATTCTGGGCCGCTCACAAAATTGAAATTCTCAAATCGATTTAACACATAACCAAACATAATTTATGCCCAATTCCCTAGGCACACTTCAGGCTAGCATCATTGTACAAAAAGCTCTAGATTTGGTATTTACCAAACGCCCGGAGCTTTCCATGATCTCCACAGATTTTTCAAGCGCAAATGCTGCACTAAATCAAGCGGTAATCAGTCGATTAGTCACCATTCCAACGGTCAACGCATTCGGCACTGGCGCCACCGGTGCGACGACGACCGATGTTTCGGTGACAATCAATACCCACAAGGAAATTCACCTTGCGTTCACGCCCACAGAAATGAGTGGCACCGCTCGAAACATCGTTGACGAGCAATCCGAGGCTATCGCCGTTGCGATTGGCAACAGCTTCATTGACGCGATTGCCGCGACGTGGGTCACTGGAACGTATACCAACACTCCGCTCGATGTGGCCAGTGGTTGGACGTATAGCAATACCATTGTTCCGATGCGGCTCAAGATGCAAGGGTTTGGCATCCCTGAATTCCGCCGCTTCTTCGTTGTCAATAGCAACGTTTACAGCGCGTTTTTGACCGATTCTCTGGTCGTGAATCGCTATGCCGTCCCTACCGATGGCATTCAAACAGGCGTTGTTCCTGCCCTTGGCGGCTTCGACCGAATCGCTGAATATTCCGCTCTGCCCAACACCGGCAACATGATCGGCTTCGCGGGTACTCCAGACAGCCTTATCATCGCTACTCGCGTAATGCGTAACCCGAGTGAACTGACGAACGTTCAATTCCCCGGCACTTGGCAGGTAATCACCAACGCGCAAACCGGGCTTTCGGTGCTGCTCACTGAGTGGATTGACCCCGACACGGCGGTGTTAAACTATCGTGTGTCGTGGATGTACGGCATTGCCAAAGGCAACGCTAATAATGGCGTTATTCTCCGCACTGGGGCTTAATTATGATACAGCCCAGCATGGTAATTGAACAGATTGGGGCAGAACTAAAGCTGCTCCACCTGTCTGCTAACGCAACCGAAGCGGAGGCTGTTTTTGATGCGGTGAGACGCGATAAAAGCAAGCAAACTATCGCGCTGTACCAAAACGGCTCCTATCGGACAGAGGCCAACCCGGCGCAAGAGATAGCGCAAGCAGCGCGAGACGCTGAAGACAAGCGTAAGCGAGAAGAGCGGGAGGCTTTAAAAGCCGAGGCGCAAGCCAAGGCGGCTGTTGAATCCGCTCAAAAATCTCTCGCCGATGCGCAAGCGAAACTCTCCGCGTTCACGGTATCCACATCTCCCGAGCAATCGGTTGATGAATCGGAAAAGCCCGCGAAACAACGGGCCAAGAAATAATCATTCCGCACAACCCACAGGTTGGGGCGCTGGGTTTTCACGTTTTCCCCAGCGCCCCATTTTTTATGAACGTATCAGACTGGATCAAGCGCGGCTTGGATATGCTGGCTCAAGAGTTCCCGGTGACATTCACTTACCTGGGTACCACGCACACGGGCGTTGTCGGAACCACCAAAGACACGAAGCAGATGCGTGAGGCCGGGTTCATGGCTGACTCTGATTTGACGATCCGCATTGCGGCATCTGAATTCGCGGTTCAACCAGTTGCGAACGGGACCATCATGGTTGGCTCCGTGCAATACGTTATTCAGAATGTCAACATCGGGCCGGATGGCGATGGGTTGGCGCTTGTTTGCAACCGCACGAAATGAGCCTTGACGCGCTAGAAATAAAGGTAAGCTCGCAAGAATTCTCGCGCAGAATTGAAGAATGGGCGATTGAATCCGGAACAGACATGCCCGCCGCACTTCGCAAGCAATCGCGCTTGTTTCTTCTACAGTGCATCAAAATCACCCCGCCGCGCAAAGGCAAAGGCGAACGTCCAACCACAGACGGCCAGGCGGAAACCGCGCGCAAGGAGGCTGCGCAACGCATTCAGCGCAGTCTGCGCAAGGTATTCTCTGTTGGGGGAACTGGATTCGTTGAAAACATCGCAAAGGTTCACGGCGCATCGAATATCAACGCATGGCTAACGCGGGAGGATGACGTTCGCGTAAATCTCCAATGGGGGAAAATCCTGTTCAACGGGGATGAAATGCGGGCGTTTCATTACAAGCAGACAGTTGGAAAAGGCGATCGCTTCAAATTCCGAACAACCTGGCGCGTGTGGAAAGGAAGCAAGACCAAGGGCGCGCGGTGGCAGGCGCAGGCGGTTGCGGGAAAGCAAGACTTCGATAAGTACCTGGCAACCGTTCAAAACCATTTAGGGCGCATGCGGGCAGCGTGGGTGAAAGGCTATTACGCAATAGGAGGTGCATCGATGAAAGACTTTCGTGTTCCAAATTGGGTAGAGCAGCACGTTAGCGGCGCGCGGGGAGCCGTGGATGTTTCAAGGCTAACTGGAAATAATCCTTCCGTTACAATTCACAACTTTTCACGCGGTGTGCGTATGATAAAAAACACCATTCCTTTTGTGCTAAAAGTGCGCATGGCTGCAATGAAAACAGACATGCGCATGTACATTGAAGGTAAGAAAAAAAGGTTTGAAAAATGAGCATTCCAAATTACCTGTACGACTTTGAAGGCAACCTCGAACCCGCGTTTTACGCCGTGCTAAAATCGGCTGGCATTCCATACCCAAAAATGGCGCGCGGATCTGAGGATATTGAGACGCCGTGTGTTACGGTAGAAATAAAGATCGGTGAAGAGTTGCGCAGGTTCCCGTGCATCGCATCCAACGGAGATCAAGTATTACTCCCGGACTACTACCGGGCATCGGCCACAATCGACATGATGACCAACCGCCTAAAGCCCGAGCAGTACGCGCTGCATGCCATATGGCGCTCCGCAATCCGCATTACCATGATCGATTGGGAACGCTCTTTTGCGGGCAAGCTACAGTACCACGCCATTGACGAAATCCGCGAAGGTGGATCATCTCCCGCGATTGATAACGGAGATAAACTTGACACATCAAGCATCTCGTTCAATTTCACGTTTCACATTCTTACCGAAGCGTTCCCTAATCCTATTTGACTCCCGCCTGTTTCGTGAGGCCCGCAATCCGGGCCGCGCGAAATTATGGCAAGCGAACTTACATTTAACATCTCCACCACGAGCCGGATTAACGGGATTCAGGAAGGCAGTAGCAACACCTGTATTCTAACGCAGACCGGTACCATTAACCGGCAAGTCACCCAAACCCTGTCCACTACCGCCGAGGCGGCAGACGTTGGCGACGTTGTTGCCCCGTTTTGGATCAAGGTAATCAACCTTGACACCACAAACACTGTTACAGTTGGCACCGATTCCACGGCGTTGGCAAAACCCATTGGCCAGCTTCCTGCGGCCAGCGGTACTAACCTGCCTTTTTTGTTCACCCGCATCCCGACGGGAACAACTGTCTACGCGGTTGCTGGTGCCGGTACTCCCAAGATTCGCCTTGAAATCTTCCCAGAATAATTATGTCCAATACACTGAATGCGGGTTCCGTAAATCACGGTGTACGCAACTCTGTCACGATTAATGGCACCGTGTACGTCTGCACATCCACTGGTCCTTCCAGGGGCTCCAAGGAGATCGTGCGCGAAGGCCAGGACGGCCAAGAGGACGGTTTCGTAAACACGAAGCAACGCCAAACCGCAACCTTCGAGCTTACCATCCCGACACCAACCTCCCCGATCCCAGATGTTAACGACACGTTCACCTACGCGCACAACGCCACGCGCGGCACTTGCACCTGGATGGTTACGCAGGCTAGCGAGACGTACTCAGTTGGGGCGCTGTCAAAGATGAGCATCACCTGCAAAGACATCACCGGCATGTCGATCACTACTGAATAATGGACGGAGAAATCCCAGGGTTTGAAGCCGCGCTTGCGGAAGAAACGCGATTAAGAGAAGTCGCGTTTTTTCCAATTAACGAGGAAATATGCGGGATTGAAGTGCTGCCAATGACGGCGCTTCACTTCTCTATTTTGTCGTTTGCGCGCAGCCCTTTTTTGAATGGCGGCATCCCAACTTCAGCGGACATCCCTCAGTTCCTTTGGGTCGTTTCCCCACATTACGATCCCACCGACACCTATGCACGGGACGCACTGATTGCGAAGGTCGGTCCAATGGACGCCGAGGCGCTCGTAAAAGCCATCGATAGTTACGTTGCAGACGCGCTAATGGATGTACCCGGAGGCCGCAGCGGTGGAAGCAACGGCCAGCCTATCGCGTGCTTTGACGCTTCAATGGTTCACCGCATCGCATCCAAATACGGCTGGAGCGAATACGAGATATTGCACACCCCGCTTAAGAGGCTGTTTCAATATTTGCGCTTAATCATCCACGAAGAGGAACCAGACCGGCCAGTGATAAACACGCGCTCCGACAGCGTTGCCGCAGCGTGGGCCGCCAAACAAACCGAGGCATTACAGAATGGCTGAAGATTCAATACTTGTCCGGCTGGGGATCAACCTAAACGATTTTCAGCGAGGCTTGCAGCTTGCAAGGCGGCAGGCTGATTCCTTTGTGATGGGAATGACAAAGGTGGCGTCGCTTGGTTTTGTTGGCGGGTTCGGACTGTCTGCAATCAAAGATAAGTTCACTGCTTTGATTGATAGCGTTAGGTCTATCAGCGTCGCAAGCAAAGGCATAGGCATATCCGTTGAAACCATCCAGGGATTTCAGAAACTCACGCGAGTTGTTTGGGATGCTGAATATGCGATTGATAAACTTAGCAAGCTGAACGAAATGATAGGATCAGCGCGCCTTGGTGAATCTGGCGCGGTTAAGTTTTTCGAGCAACTGGGGATAAAGCTAACAGAGAATGGGTATCTTAAAAAAACCGATGATATCTTGCGTGAATTGCTAGATAAGATTGGAAAGATTCCAGACGTTTCCGAGCGGGCAAAGCTGCTGTCTACAGTATTCAAAAAAGGTGGTGAAGACATTGCGGGGTTGCTTAATGGTTCAGATGAGTTGACCAAGAAAACAAAAGAATGGACAACTGCCACCAAGGAGCAACTTGATAACGTAGAGAAGGGGCGCGCTGTCTGGAAATCGTTTTTCGGCACGATCCGTGACGGGTTCCTTAAGTTCACAGCGTCTGCGGCTGGAGGAATGGGCAGTGCTGGTATTGGTTCAGCCTTCCCAATGCCTCCCAAGCCCAAGGAAGAAGAGATAAAAATCAAATCCAACCAGGTAAACTCTTCACAGCAGGCCGAGCTTGAAAATGGTGAAGAAGAAATTAAAAAGCTGAAGTATGAACAGCTTAAACCCATCGCGAAAAAGCGACAGTTAGAAGAGGAAGAACTGAAGATTCTTGACCGCATTTCCCACACTGAAGACGGCTCATTTGAGAATCAAAAGGCCATTCAAGACTACGAAAAAAACACGCTTGCCATCGAAAAGGTTCAGTTAGACATACAAAAGCAGGCCGAAGAAGTTGATAAGCGCCAGTCGGATTTAAGAGAGAAAAAGAACCGGCTAGAAGAAAAATCGCTACAACTATCGCAAGCGCAAAAAGATGTTGAAAAGGCCAGGTTGGATGCGGAGATATCCCGCGAAGACCGGCGAAAGTTTACCGTGTCTGATTTGGCTAAATACGAAGGCCCGCAGAATCGATTTGCAGCCTGGCAAATACGTGGAGCAAAAGAAATACAGTGGGCTGAGGCGATGGCGAAGCGTGCGCAACTTTTTGGGAATACGCGCGCCGCAGGAAACTATCAGAGCTATGCCGAGCGGGTTCGCAGCATGTTGCCCGCATTAACAGACGCTGAGCAAAACCCAAACAAGAGCGATCATGAAGCCGTTATAAAATCCGAAGAGCACTTGGCTGTGATCCGCAAAGCCTATGAGAACGCTGGCAAGGAGGTTCCGCAATGAGCTACACAAAGGCAATCTGCGGCAACTTCATCGAGCCGCAACGGTGCAGTGTTAAGCGGTGGACACCATACGGGCCTGATAACAAAGGATGGTATTTCACGCAAGACTTTATGCAGCTTGCCAGCAAGTGGAAACCGCT